TATATGGCAAAGTAATAAACTCTTCATCTAAAGCATATTCAGTCTCTTCTAAAAAAATATCTATAGAATCAAAATACTCATCTTCAAAAAACAAAGTTTCTTCAAAGTAAAACTCTTCTTCAAATGGAACTACCCCCGATAAGTCATCAGCATAGAAATCCACCTCCTCAAAAGAATGCATCTCTTCGTAATACTCATCTTCATAGCCATAATATTCGTCTTGATAGTCATCGTACCCATATATATCTTCTTCATAATAGGTATCGTAAGTATATACTTCGACCATATATCCCGGACACGCAGGAGAATATTGCGAGTCCAACGAACATTCATAATCAAATAAATCATCCCAATAGTTAGGGCACTGAGTAGAATACAATCCATCTAAATCACATTGTTGAGTTAAAAAGGCAGCAGCATATCCAACACAAGCGGTATTATTTAAAGGATTGCTACAATCAAGAGCATTTCCAGAGCCTAAACCATATAAACTCCCACCACTTTCCAGTAAAGTGTTTGAAGCAATTGAGTTCCAATTGGTATTAACACAACTACCTGATACATTCGTTGTGCCAGTGCTACACTCATCATGGAACAAGTAAGTGTATAATTCATCTGCTGCGCCTTGTTCTCCAATCAATACATCGTGGTTAATAATATTAAGAGCGCCATAACGATACTCAAAGCTGTCATCTGCTTTCCACAACACAACTTCAAAACTATTATCTGTATTGCTTCTGTTATATTCTCGTAGGTTGTACCACCCAAAAACTGTTTTATCAGTAAAATTCTTAGCTAATACACTTGATCCATTATCTCTTATTAGATCAGTCCAAAAAGGATATAAGGTGTATGTAATTTCAGGCAAAGGATCAGGTGTGTAGTCATTACAATAGCCTCCTGACGACCCAAAATGTAGGCAACCATTAGTAGCCATTCGAGCAGTTGTAAAATCTTCACCATAAAAAGTAAATGTAAAATCTAGTGTAAAGGCTGAAGATACTTGGTCGTCACCAACAGCCATATTAGTAGTGTTTTGCTCATTTACTAGATTAAAAAGGCTTTGATCTGCCTCATAAACATATCCTGCATTAACCGTAGAAACAGAAAATAAAAAAAATAAGCTAAGTACCCTTGTTAAATTCTCTAACACAAGTGCCTCTGGATTTTCTTAAAGCCGCTTCGTTCAATGTACCTCTACATTTACTTACATAACTATCTTTTGCTTCTTTATAGTCTGGTCGGTCTTTAGGATTGGATGCCCATGCAAGTCTAGCTTCTTCTCCAATTTTTCCAAAATAAGGACAAGGAGTTCCTGCCATTTGCATTGCTTTAAAAACTCTAGGGTCTTGGCATAAAATGCCGACTGCTGCGACCTTCATGCCTGTATCATATAGATACTTAGATAATTTAAGCCTTTCGCAATTTTCATCTCTTACAGTACGACCAGCAGATAAACCAAAGACCTGACCTTGAAATGCACCTGATCTTCCAACAGTACAAAGGTCTTGAGAATAACTCATGATGCTAGGAGCAATCGCAGAAGCAGGCGGTGCTTCAGTCTTGATATTTTGATTAATAGTTTGCTCGCTTTTCGATTCATTTATGTTTTTATTTGTATTATTTGAAGTCGATTGATTTACATTTGTATTCGTATTATCTGTAGTTACATTCGATTCAGAGGTTGACTGGTTTACATTTGTATTTTTATTCTCGCTCGTTGACTGATTTACATTTGTATTCGTATTACTGCTCGTACTTGTCGATGTGCTCACATTATTATTTGTATTTGTACTTGTAGAACTATTTGTTGATGTCACATTTGAAGTCGAATTATTAGTATTAACATTATTATTAGTCGCAGTTGATGTACTGGTATTTACGTTAGTATTTGAATTTGTAGCATTCGATGTACTGGTACTGGTATTCGTATTACTGTTTGTATTATTGTTTGTAGCAGTCGATGTACTGGTATTTGTATTAGTATTGCTATTTGTATTCGTGTTCGTATTTGTATTCGTTCCAGTAGATGTAGTTGTTGTTGTATTAGTATTAGTATTTGTGTTCGTATTGGCATTGGTGTTGGCATTGGTATTTGTGTTTGTATTGGTATTAGTCGTAGTCGTAGTCGATGTGGTTTCCATCGAGTTTTGTTCACAATACTGTTCCCCTGCCGTGCAGTCTCCTGTTTGATCCGCCATTACTTCGACTGAGTAAACAAATAAAATAGTCCAAATTGTAAAAAACCAAATCCATGTTTTATACACTATTATCTCCCAAAACCAAATTTCTTAAACGATGTGCTCTTGGTCCAACTTGAGTTGCCCAAAGAGAATCCATCATTTCAAGAGCAGCAGTATCAAAATCTCCTCGCTCCATAGCTGATAAAAACTTTTTAAATTTTAATAATCGAGTTAAACCTAAATTAAATCCCATATTAGCCATTACTCTTTGTCGACCATCATCTAATTCTCTCCACCACGGCAAAGCTCTATCTAACTCTGCACAAATAGTATCTATGTCTTTTTCTAAGCAACTTAAAGCTCTTTGCCCTGAAACGGGAGTGCCTACAGGTTGTCCACATTCATCGTCTTTATCTGTAATAAGATGTCCTACTCCGAAAGTTTCATAGCCCAGATGATCTTTATATATTTCTAAAACCATCCCCTCATCAAAAATTAGCTCTCTAACTAATTGATTTCTATCCATTTTATTATTTTCTGCTCCAATAAAAATCACGAATAATATTAAAGCAGATAAACGCAGAAGATTTCTCATACATTTTCTGGATTAAATTCGCCTCGTTCAATTAGTTTTTGTCGATTAACAATATGTTCTTTTTCTATTTCTTCTTTGCTCTGTCCGTAGTATTCCACTGCAAGAAAATTATCAATTAAAGATTGATTAATATTTACGCTTCTCCCTTTATTGCCAACATGAAGCTCTCCCAATATCCGACCAAACTTTCCTTTTTTATCTTTTTTAGTTTTTATAACTACATCGCCTTTATCAAGCATATCAACTAAAAAATCTTTACTCATCAAGCCTCTAGCTTTTTCATCTTTATCTCTGGTTCTCGATTCTGGCGTGTCAATGCCATACATTCGGACTCTTGCTTTATGTAATATAGAAAAACCGCAATCGATAATTACATCAACTGTATCACCATCGACCACTCTTGTTACTTCACAATTATATTCGTACATCACAACCACCCAAAAGAACGTAATAAGTCCCAAAGTACATAGGCAAAGCAAATCCAGAACCCTTTACGATAAAAGACATAATTCTCATACAAAGGTTTAGATATTTTTTCTAAGTTATATAGCTCTTTCACTCATCATTCCTACCCCTTATCTTTAGCTCTTCCTATATTTAATGCACATAGATCGATTAATTTATAGAGCTTACCGATCCACACATCATCCTTTGGCGTAGGTGTCACGGCAGCAATTAAACTGCTTGCACTAATAATTGCCATTATTAAAGCCATCATATTTGCAAATGTTTGCATAATTATTTCCTCTTTTTATTAAAAAACTATTAACTAAATATTATTCCAGCCATACCAACCACCAATGTAATTAATGTGGCTACAATAAATTGTTCAATTCTTTTGACTCGATTAAGTATTTCAAGCCATCGTTCAGCACAAACTGCTTCATGGCTTTCTATTTTAGTATGAACATTGGCTATACGAGTCTGAACATCCATTTCTAAGTCAGCAATTTTACTCATGCAGCCTCCTCAACCTCCCAACAATTAAGGTTAGAAGCAACCGTTCGTCTTTCGCCTTCGCCCCTAAATGGATAAACCATGTGAGAAAGCCAAGACGGGAAAATATATAACTTACCGACTTCGGGCTTTACTTCAAAACTTTGTGGCGGTCTAAGCCGTTCCACATTCATTATCTCGTTACGACCATAGTTAAAGCACAAGTAGCCATCACAAACCCCAGACGCATTGTATTTACTGTACAAAGCATCTCCAGTTGTGGGTTGATCGAGTATTTGTTGTGGCACTTTAGTCCAAGAAGTTGTCGATAGCCCCATAATGGTTTTAGTGCCGTGATCGTGTATCGGGTTATAATCACCTTCGTAACTGTGTACCGACCAAGTTTCATCAATCGCTACTTGTCTGTT